GAATTATTAAAAGCTGGAATTCGTTTTGCACCTGGCACACAATATGCAAAGGTATGTGCTGATGTACAAGTAGTTGGTGTAAACTTTATGGTTCCACATAACCATGAGATACCAAAAGGAGAAAAGAAAAATATAGAGATTGATCTTACACAAAAAGATAACGCACCTACTGGTGATGCATCATCTTTAGGAACATTTACTATTGGTAATCCACCTGAGTAATTATTTTTTCTTTTTCTTAGGTGGTTTGAAGGGAGGTAGTCCTTTCTTTTCTCTATACTTATTAGTTTGAATTTCGTTAGCAGATAACTTAGGAGGTTCTTTACCTAATAGTTTCTGGACTCTCTTAAAAATCTGTTTAATTATAGGTTTCACAACCTTCAATAGGATAGGAGTTGCAGTAGCTGCTGCGGTTGCAACAATTGCAATGCCAGCAGTAGTTGTAACTTGATTTGCAGATGGTATTCCTTGTACAATTTGATCTACAAAAGTAATTTCTTCAGTGATTGCTATACATTCTTTTCCAACCAATCTATACTCAATAATTTTTTCCTTTCCAGCTTCAACTAAAGTACCGATTGGTTCCTTTAATTCTTGTGCCTCTGTAGGGCACTTTATTTGGTCTGGAACATTGGTTGGTGGTATTTTAGGTGTTTCTACATCTGGAGTATTTGGAGGGGGTATAATAGGAGGGGGAGGTGCTTCAATTGAAAACTCCAAATCATCCTTATTATAATTAATAGGATTAAATGACGGTTGCTGCCCATCACAATATACCTTCACACCTTTAGGATCATCTCCTTCCAGCATGTTATTTTCATCCACCTCATGTGCTTCCACACAACCAGGCATGTCCACTACAGGTACACCAATCTGTTCTGTAACTGGTGCATAAATTGGGATAGCTTGGGGTGCTTCTAGCAAATACTGAGGGGTAAAGGGGATCTTGATTATATCAATATCCCCACCCTTGATTTGAATATCAGGGATCTCCATTACAAATCAGTCCCATCTTACTCTAGAATTTAACTGGAGGAGTTGGAAGAGCAGGACCTGTTGCGCCAGGTATGTCTGGCATAGCATCACCTATAGCACCTGGAAGTGCTCCACCTACTGATCCCATTACAGCATCAGTAATTTTTCCTTTAACACCATCTAGGATGGCATCCTTGTTAAGATATACGTAACCAGCACCGCCAACAACGGCACCAGATACAACAAAAGACGCAATAGCGAATACATTAATTATTTTTTGCATGATTATAATTTATAAGGTTTTCCATCGTCTTCAGAAGCTGTGACGATTTTTAAAGGAGCTTGTTCAACTCTTATTGTTTGAACTGGACCTGCTTTTGCTACGATCTGTTCAATTTCTTTTGCAGTTACAGGAGGAGGACCAGGAGGAATAGCATTACCATTCTTGTCCATCTTCATAGTACCGTCACCTTTCTTACTAGCTGTCTGAATTCCGAAGCTAGCTAAAACTCCTGTAAAAACTGAAGCTATAAAAGTTGGATCAATTTTCTGTTGTGGCACTCCTGGAATTGCCACATAGTTCAAAGTCAAAATTCCACCGCTCCAAACAAGGACACCAAGGCGAACAAATGTACTAATGATAGCAGCTTGTTCGTCTTGATCTGGAAGAATCTTATCTTTGATTTTTGCAAAGACACCCTTCTTCTCTTCTGGTTCTTTGACTTCTTCTTTTAATTCTTCAGGCATAGATCTAAAGTCTCTATACCTATATATGCGTCTTAGAACTGTACAGGTGCTTGTGGAGCAGGTACAGCAGCTTGATCAGGAGCAGCAGCAGGAAGATCGTTAGTTCCTAATGGAAGATCAGCACCAGGTAATGACTTAAGTGCTCCACCAGCAGCACCAGTACCAAGACCACCCATCACAGATTCGATTGCCTGTTCTTTGATGTCTTCAATGATTGCATCCTTATTTAAATAGACGTATGATCCTACACCTATGATGCCAGCGAGTGTTACTCCTGAAGCAACACTTATTGCATTAGCAATAGCATTAAAATTAAATTTCATAATTTTGTCCAATTGGGTTACTATTTAGCAACTTTTTTTAAATATTCAAGAACCTTACTTGGTTTAGATTGTTCATATGGATCTTGATCTGTATTAGATCTGTGACCTGGTTCTTCATTTAACCATTCAATCTCACCAGAATTGATGACTGCAGAGTAACGCCATGAACGATTACCATAACCAAGATTATTCTTAGCTACCAACATCCCCATACCTTTAGTGAAGTCGCCGTTACCATCAGGTAACATCTTCACATGAGTAATGAAAAGATCTTCTGCCCATGCATCCATTACAAAACAATCGTTGACTGCAATACAATAGACTTCATCAATTCCAAATTTTTTAAACTCCAAATATAAGTTCTCATATGCTGGAAGCATTTTAGTAGAACATATAGGAGTAAATGCACCAGGTAGAGAGAATAAAACTACTCTCTTATTATCAAATATATCTCTAGAAGTTTTGATCAGCGGTCCGCCGTCACCCTTCAAAAAGAATTTTACATTAGGTATCATGCTACTTTTTTAGATTCCTTGAGCTGATTATAGTATGCTTTGTAGTAATTGACAAGTCCGTTAGTTGTGACTTGCTTCTTACACCACTCATCAGCACAAGTATATATTGTGTCGTCTTGTCCAAAATTCTTATACAGAATTTTAATTGCCTGTTCTCTTACTACTATCTGTTCGTCTGTCATGACTCCTCCATCATAAAATACATCATTGTCATCCACAGAGTTGTGAATGATACTACTGTGCCAAGGATCATTAATGTCATCTTAAAAGTTTCCATCAGATAATACCTAATGATCCAGCAGTCACACCAACTGCTAAAAAGAATCCAAACTCCAGCAGACCATGAGCACCTGCAGGAGTATTAATTAATATGTTATTGAAGAACGAAAGATCCAACATTGGTATATGCTACGGTTGCTAAACTAATTAAAAATAATACTTGGTACATCATGTTCCTGAAGGTACGGTTGCTAGTTGTGGATTTGTTATCCTAATTCCTTTGCCACCATCTTGATCATCGTCATCATCGTTAATTGCACGAAGAATAAGTTCGATCAATACTAAAGCAGTCATGGGATAGAAAACCCAGAGGACTGCTGTTAGTGGCGATATTGTGTCTGATGCGGCTATGAAGTCGCCCATTTGTTTGTATTCGCTGATAAAGTTACGAGTAAGTATTTAGTTTTGTTAAGTTTTACACGAAGTATGTAAACTTTGTGTATGCAGCAACTACTGCCCAGAACGCAATCATTGCAAACCTACCGTTTGCTCTGTTCCAAATTGCTACGTTAGTATTTTCCATTAGAAGATACCTGGAATGATTTGTCCTGTTGTAGCGTAAGCACCTAATGCTGCTACTATTCCGATCATGGCCATCCAGCCATTAAACTTTTCTGCTTCGGGTGTCATTGTTTTTTCTCCTTTTTAGATTTGATAGGGTTAAAAGTGACTCGCTATGCGAGTGGTGTAAAGACCTGTGGTCTTAGAAGATGCCTGGTATAACTGCACCAAATAAGATGTAGTTATGTACCGGTGCAAAGAATCCAATCATCGCAAGGCGACCATTAGTTTGCTCGGCATTCTCCCAGTAGTTGAAGTTTTCGATTACTTCCATCTGAGGTTCATGGGAAAACATATTCTGTTTACCATACTCAGTGGTTGTATACCGCTTCATACTATTAGTTGAAGTTGTCATTCGTTTGTAAAGAAACGTAACATAATTATATATAAAAGATAAATTTTTGTCAAATAACTTTACATTCGGATCTCCGAACAGAGAAAAGGGGGTCTTATGACCCCTATAAAGAGCACTTATTAATAATCATCATCATTGTATCCTGTGTTACTTTCTACCCACTCAGCATTATTTCTACAGTACGCATCAGCATCTATCTCCATACGCCAATGAGTGACAGTATGAAGAGTCTGTATCAGTACTGCCACAAACATGAGCATCACTGGACCTATCCAGAGTGGATGCATTACTATGTCTTCTGTTTCTTTCATTGACCTCATTAGTGTGGTAGGTTCCTATCGCCTCCAATCCTGAACCTACCGAAGGGGATTGCAGCAGTCAAAGGTAGCGATGCCTTGTGACTCAAATATTATACCATAAAAAAAGACCCCCTGCAAGCAGGAGGTCTCTTAATGTTATCTAATTAAAAACTAGAAAGTGAATTTAACACCTGCTTTTGCACCCCAGTTAACGATGTCGTCACCTGAAGAATCTTCGTCAGTGATGCCTGAAAGCTCACCGTAGACTCCGATTGAATCTGTAGCAGCAACTGAAAGACCAGCCTTACCAGAGAATTCACCTTCAGAACCATCAGTTCCGTCAACAGCGACGAATGAAGGACCACCTTGTACGTAGTAAGCTACTTTCTCAGAAGCGTCTCCTTCGTAACCGATATGAAGATCAGTTGTAGCACCAGAGTAGTCTCCATCAGGATATGAGATATTGCTCTCAACGTTCACGTATGGACCAGCAAAAGCTGCACCAGCGAGAAGGAATGGAGATGCTGCTACTGCAGCGATTGTTGATTTGATAGACATGATTGTTTTAAAGTATCTCGCAAGGCATAAAAATAACCTGCGGATGATAGTCTCCCCGACATGGGAAACTGTATTAACATCTACACAGGGTTACGATTATTTCGAGTCCTTTGTATCAGTATTATTTATAATAACATAACTTTACATTAATGTCAAGAGGGGTTCGGATTATTCAACCTCTGCTCCTTTAAACGCTCGTGAGATTTCTTTCTTGATTCTAAAAGCATGTTAGCAACTCTTGCACGAGACTCTTGGTCTTGTTTAGGATCAAGATAATCTATAAGAACATCCATAGGATCTACAATTGCTTCGAACTCAGCATCTCCATCACCAAGAATCTCTTTCAACTCTTTAGGTAGATTTTCGTTTTTAATTTTTGGTAATTCCATTAGGTAACCTCCTTGTACGTGTAACCTGTAGCATCTCTAGTAGTCCAGATCAAGTTACCTCCCTTTATAAAAGGTCTTAAATCTAGAGACGAAGCTATTATAGCATTAGTGGCAACCCCTTGGTTAAGTGTTCCAATATCTATGTGAGCAGTACAACGTTGAGGATAAACAACAGATACTATATCTCCAAGGTCTGCTTCATTTCCTAATGGATTGTTTGTATACGCAGTAGAGATTAGAAATTTGAGTCCATCAAAAAGAGTTGGGTCAACAGTACCATTCAATGACCCACCACTGTTAAGATAAGAAAGAACCCAATAAGTCATACCACTCTCATCTGGTGCTCTACCTCTGTTTGGAAAGGTACCTGTGCGTCCAAACCTACCACTAGTATACTCTTCAGCGATTGCTCTGACAATAGGATAATAATACACTGTAGAATCTGTGTGATCTGTAAATCCTAAATCATTATACTCAGTAAATGAACCTGTACGATTGATCTGTACATTTCTCATAAATGACATGTACTCATTACTACCACTATTATCATTCAAGCAAAGTCTTTGCCCATCGTTTTCAGTTCGTATATTATCTGTATAAAAAGAACTACTTGAATATGTTCTACCTTGTGCTCCACCACCTTCTACTTCAATATTTTTAGTAGTAGAAACAGCAGATGTAGTCTGAATAAATGATTCTCCACCAATGTAGTAAGAAACAGCAGATGTACTACCATTAACTCTAATGGTTGCAGTTTGACTACCAGATGTGTTAGAAGTCTGAGTAAATGTTTGACCTAAGAGTATCAAAGTTCCAACTGCTCGTCCAGATATACTTACTTGGTCATTCCATGCAAAATCAAATACAACATCAGCAGATCCTGCTCCAGTTATATCGATACCAGTTCCATCAGAACTAAACGTAACACCTACATTTGAAGTACCTATCTGAGTAATACTTGAAATAGTCAGACTAGCATTTTCATCAAACCCACCAGAGATATCATCATCCCACATAATCTTAGTAGGAGATGCTATTTGATACCCCGAATCAGATGAATCGCCTGCAATTGTCCAATCAACACCAGTAGCAGTAGCAGCAACAGATGTAAAGGTTAATGGAACTTCTCCAAAACCTTCTCCTGTTACTAACAAATCACCATTATTTTTAAACCTAGCTGCAATATTAGATGCACTTGCTTGAGGAGTTAGAGTCCATCCTATACCTGCAGGATTCCTAGTCCAATCATCACTTTGCTGCATTTGAGTTTGATTCTCACAAGTAACTGTTATTACATGAGGACCAGCAGTAAGATTATTGATAGTATATGTTGCTGAACTTGGAGCGTTATATGTAGAACTTACAATCTGTGTTCCATCTAATGAGATAGTTCCAGCATCATCCACAGCATATTCTAAAGTATAATTACCTGGAAAAGGAACGTTAATATTATAAGATGTTGTATGAACAGTTCCCTTCAAGACATTATTGTTGGATGGATAGACCAGATATGTATCCGCAAAATCTCCCCAAGAACTATGAGGACCAGATGGAACCCATTCAACAGTTGATGGTGTAATACAACTACTACCTCTACAGATTTTTAAATACAATCCACCAGGATTTCTATCCCATCTGAATTCATCTCCTTCTGGATCACCATCAGCATCTACAAATCCACCATCATCATTAGTACACCTAACAACCATCTTTAATTCTCCAGCAGTCATGGTTTGTTGTACTGAATATGGAGTGCTTAATGGACCACTCTCAAAGATACCACCGTCTCCTGAGATTATAGGTGTGGTACTATCATTTAAAAATACCTGCCAATTATAATCAGCACCACCAGTGAATGTATATGTGTCGTCTGCTGGTATATCGATTGTATAAGTTACTTCTTGAGGTATAGTAGGTAAAGTACAAACCTCTGGATTAGTCCAAACTGCATACTTATTACCTTCCTCAGACCAATATCCATTTACATTAGTCACCTGAGGTTCTGGTTCAAATCTAACAATTGATAAGGTTGCATTCCAATCTTGTCCATCAAGATCATAAAAACCTATATCTTTATTCTGCACTTCCTTTCCACCATATCCTGTACCAGGATTAATTGTTATTGGATAATCAACTCCATTATTAACCGTAAGTATACCATCTGTCTCTCCACTTCTTCCTGTTTGATTGAATGTAACACCATCAACAACGACAGAACTCAAAGCAGTTCCAGCAGTGTTAGGATTGTCATTCCATTTAAATTTAAGTCCAACAAGACCAGCAGCATCACCAGTTACCCTAAGTTTTAAATCACCACCATCTATAATTCTATTCTTAACACGTGTCTCTACAGTATAGACACCTGCAGCTAATGTTAAGGAAATAGTTTCTTCTCCCCAACCAATAGTAGGATTATAGTATATCTCTCTATCAAGAATATCGATAGCAGCAGAGTTTGTAATCTTAATGTAACCATCATTGTCAGACTCTATCCTTATATTATATGTGCCAGAGGTAGCAAAACTAACAGTAGTAGTATGTGACTGCCACTGTCCGATGTAAGGATCTTCCTCTGTATCTAAAGGTACTGCTGGATAGATACCATAGTCAATCATGTGTTGTGTCCAACCATTACCAGGATTATTTGATGCACCTACCTGTACCCAACCACCTCTTTTGAGAACAGAGTTAGTAATTTGTGTATTAGTAGAGTCTGTAATACGCCATGCTAGTGTTGCTGGATTGGTATACCAAAGGTTATCTGCATTGACCATTACAAAATCAGCACCAACATTTCCAC